GAACCACTTAATTCACCATTAAAAAATTCTATTTGAGTTGAATCTGTAAATTCAACAGGTCCTAATAAAGAGGGAGTTGAGCCTGTCCAACTTTGGGTAATATTAACTATTCCATTTCCTGTAAATTGAGAAGAAGTTAACCCAAATAAATCCGGCATTGTACCTCCTGTGCTACCTGTAATTTCATACATTTGGATTGGAGAACCTGTAATTTCTATATTTTGAAAAACAAAAGGGGTATCCCAAGAAATATTAGGAGTTGATCCACTTCCATAAAAAGATGTTGTTGTATGAGTATTAAGTTGAGGAACTGGGTATTTGTTTCTTTCTAAGGTTGTTTGTTTAATTACAATACCTGAAGCAAGACTTGTTCTAGCAGGAACCCACTCTTGAATCATTTTAAATAATGAATTATCAAAAAATTTAATAAGTCTTATATAATCTAAAAAATTATAGTTACCTGTATATTTTTCAAAATAGTAATCTCGTAAAGCATTTAATTCAGGATATGATTCTGCTGAGGAAGATACTAATCTAGGATCCCCTATATAATCCCCAATATTAAAATAACCTAACTGGCCAGCAATATCATTATTAATTTCATTTTGAGGTGAAAATGATACTTCAACATAATCAACATTTTTAGTATAAGAACCACTTTCAGGTACATCTTGTTGTACTGAAATAAATGGAGATAAAATTTTATTTGTAGGTAAATTTACTTCGTTTGATCCACTATATGGTAAAACTATATTTTGTTGTCTAATTTTATTTGATATTCTATTTTTTATTCCTGAGGGGAATTGATTTGGATATACAAATTCTCTATTTTCTACAAATACCGGAGTAGTATTAAATACAAATGTACTTATTCCACCTGGGAAGGATGATGTTGTTGCCCAAGATCCCGTAATTTTAGGGTGTACTGAGATTGATGATGTATATAATTCACCCCCTAAAGTAGCTCTAAATATTAATGTATCGGGAGCTGTATTAATTCCATTTGAATCTATTGAATAAGGATACATTATATAATCCTCAAAAGAATCTACAGTTAAAATTTCATTGTAATATCTTATTTCTTGATAGGAACCACTAAACATTTTACCTAATGCTGAGCTTGAAATTGCAGGGAAATAATTTACAGCACTGCTTTCCCAGGGGACATCATTTCCACTAAAAGATGAGCTTTGTAAAAATTGATATGTATTATAATTTCCTCCAGGAGTAGTTTTATTACCTGCATATAATATATAGTCTCCAGAAGTTGGTAAAGTTGTAACCATAACATTCCACCAATTACCATCAAAAAATGGTAAATAAATACTGGCGGATTGGTTTAGAAATGCAATATCAGGAATAAATTCTAATAAAGCATATTTATTATATGGATCAGGAATTGAGCCGGAGTAGGAACTACTTGCATATCCTGAACCTGTATATCTTAAGCGAATTGCTGCTCCTAAGTTATTAATCCATAAACTTTGGGAATAATATCCTGTATTTGTAGGTAAACCTCTTGTTTGGAATCTAAATTGTAAAGTATGTGGGACTAATGTGTTAAATAAAGGGTTAACGTCCCACGAAGATGTTATATAATTAGTTCCCTGAGTGTCAAAAGCATAATTAAATTGATTAAACCAAAGATCATAATCATTTTCATCTATTTTATTTTGACCTCCAAACTCATTTACTTGAAGAATAGTATCGGGAATACCGTAAGTAGTAATTAAAGCTTTTAAACCTTCTAATGTACCTTTTTTCTTTAAAAGATATGGTAAATTAGCATATATACGTTTGTAAATTTCAGCATTTATATCTTCAGTAGGTATTAAAGAACTGGTAGAGGATGCTGTAACATAAGTATTAATATATTCAAACCCTGTTGGTGTAGGTAAGGATCCTGTTGTATATGGTAAATTAAATAAACTTCCTGAAGGGGTAAAACCTAAAAGTGCTGAGTATAAATCATTTGAAGAAAAATTATTTTGATAAATTTTAATTCCCATATCTCTTAAGATATCAGCTACTATATCTTTAGATACACCATAATTTATACGATTATCAGCATTATATTTATTTGTAATATCTTGAGTATATAAAAATACAGTATCAAAATATTGAGCAATCATTTCAATAAATAATTCATATTGAGAATTATTTGGATCTTCTAATAAATAAGATGGAATAGCATTTGTTAAAGCATTATTATTTTCAATATCATAAGTTTCAGCAACAGCTGATTGAGATGTAAACCACGCTATACCTGATACTGAACCTGTTGTAACATTTGTATAGGGTGGAGTATTACCTGTTTTAGGCCATGATGTTGATCCTGAAGTATAATATAAAAAGTATTCATACCCATCAAATCCTGTTATAATTTCATTAATTTTGTTTTGCCAAATTATATTACTTGAGGAAACATAATAATTAGTTGGAGTTCCTGAAGAAAGTGAAGAGCTATATTGATATTGTTGTAATAAGGATAATTTATAATAAAAGTTTTCTAATCTTGTTTGAGCTGATGAAAAATGAATAAAATTTGAATAATCAGAATAATCTACATTTATTTCAATACCAGTATTAGCAAGCATACTATTTAATTGGTATTGAATACTTCCTGTTCCTTGAGAATTATTTGTATTATTTAATTGAGTTAAATTATTATATTCTGTTGAATTATTAATTTGATTTTGAATATCAAGATTAGTATTTGGTCCTTTTAGTTGAATATTTTCATCAATAAAATCAAATGTTTGAATAATATTAATATTATATGCTATAGGATTTGCAACTTGAGTTACAACCCAACATTGAGAATTTATATTAAATTCAGGAGGAAGCGGATCATATAATTTAATTAATACTGTTGGGTTATTAACATCTGAATTATCTAATAAGATATTATTAGCAATTACTAATTGGTTAGATCCAAAATCTAAATAAAAATCATAATAACTTCCAGTTGAAGTTGTAATATCATTTATTAATTCTAAAGAAGAAGAAATAACAGATAAATTAGGAATAGTTGTTGTATCTAATCTAATTTCAGTTCTATTTGAACTGATTTGAGATAAAAAATAAGTATTGTTAGAATTTGAAGATAATTTAGGACTAACAAAATTATATAAGGTATTATATTGGCCTTCTGTATATCCTTGGGAAATTAAATTTACTTGAGGATCTAGTACTAATCCATTATCTATTAATGAATATCCTCCATAACCATCAACATCTTCAAATAATATATTACCATCTAAATCATAAATAAAATATTCAATAATATCTATTCCTGGTGTAAATTGAACTTCTGTTTCAAAAGATGTTATTAATGAAATATCCTCATTTGAATAATCTTGATATTCAAAAGTAGTTGGATTTATTGGAATTATATTAACTATTTCAGACATTATTAATTGGAAGTTGTTGTTGTTGTAATTCTAAATTTTCTTTTCTTAATTCCGTAATTTCATCTATTAATGCTTGAATAGTATCATCATTACTAAAGTCTCCAGCATATTCTTGACTGGTCTTAATAAGATATTCATGAGAATTTATATCTCCAAATTTAGGTATTTCAAAAAATAAAGATTGATAATTTGTAAAAAATTCAGATACAGAAATAGAAGGATCTACTACTGAGGGGATTGGGGTTGGTTGAACTAATTGGGTAAAGGAAGTATCAATAACTCGTTCATATTGAGTTTTAGAAAATACTTGTTTTGATAGGTTTACTGATTCGGCCATTATCCATTAATCACTTTAAAATAATATTGATCATCAAATATTTGTACTGTTCCTGCTATATCAGATTTAATTAAAATAGCATAATATCTTTCAGGTTCTAAACCATTCATATAAATATCAAAATAACTTGAACTTGAATCTGCATTTAACTGGGTTGCTTGAGTATCAAAATCAATAACCATTTCATTTGTATCTAAATCTTTAATAGCCCAATAAGAAGAGGTAGGTAAATAGTAATTATTTGTGTAAACAGAGCTAGTTTGCCATATTTGAAGTGGATACTCCGGACGAGCATTTATTCTAAACCTATTATAACTTTGAGGATAAAAGACTCCTGGGTTTTGAGCTAAGGTTATTGTTGCTGGAAGAATATCTAAGATTTCCATAGAAGAAGATCCTGAATTCCAAGTATAATCTCTCCAACTAAATTGTAAAGCTGGGGGGTAAATTGTATGGGTATCTCTTGAAAAATATTTTAATTCAGGTTGAACTTCTTGATCATTTATAAATTCGATTTCTTGTTTTATAATAAATCCATCTGGGGAAATTGCCCCTGTGTATCTAGCTCGAATAATATTAGTTACATCTAAATTTAAATCTTTTGTATCATAAAATCCAAAGGTTGTAGATGCTGATATAGGATATAAGTTTGAATTAAAATAGGGAACTGTAGATCCTGTAAACCAGTTACCACCACCGGCTGGTGCATAAGTAGTATTAAATGAAGCTGTTACTCCAATTGGATATGATGCTATTAGCCATTTACTTTGTGCGGCTACTGATCCTGAAAATGTTCTCCAAATCCAGCTAGTTCCATTAGTTTGTTCAGGTTCATCTAAATATCTTCCAGTACCCATATCCCAATTACCATAAACAGGATAACACTCAACTGTAGTGTTTGATTGTAAACCAGTAGAAGTAGCAATAAAACATTGTAAATTAACTTTCCATAAGTTATTATCTAATAATTTAGATGAAGTTCCATTAATTCCTATTTTATTATCTAAAACATCATCTATTTCATCTTCTGAAAAGTTGATTAGAAACCGACTAGTTTGGGGATTTGGATCAGCATGAGCAAAAGAAGTTTCTGTTGCTTCGATAATTTCATCTAATCCTGTATTCATATTTGGTAATATAGAATACAAAGTTGCATCTTTAGTAGGGAATAATTTATATACTGCCATTTTTTATATTATAATGATACTACTCTACCTTGAATATCTTGATCAGGATATTTAACTTCAAAAATACTTGGATCCAAAGATGGATAAATTACATTTGAAATTGTTGCTGCCTCTATATCATAAGAATAAGGTGAATATCCTAAATTAATTCCTGATAGATTTGTAATTGTTATGTCTTTTATTGTTTGAACACCTTTTATTTTATCTAAAAGAATGTAAATATTTCTTAAAATAATGGGTTGATTAATTTGCCATTTATCAATATTAAAATAATCTTTTAATACTGTAATGCACTCAAATAATACTTGATTACTATTAAATTCTGGTAAGATAATAATATCAAAACCAATTTTAATATTAACTATAAATGCATCTTTAATAGAAACAGCATCATTGACCATTCTATATTGAGATAAATATGTAGTTAAATTACTTTTAAGTGCGGGAGATGCTGTCGTTAATTGATTGTCTACATTATAAGATAACGTGTATAAATCTAATACTGAATTAGATTCACCTGCTGATAATGTGAGTGCTTTTGTTGGTTCTATATACGCTTTAGATATAACACCAAATTTAGCAGGCATTGAAAGTGATCTTACTAAATAATCATCTTGTGTAACGTTACGTAATTGTGTTGCAAAGTTTGCAGAGGAATTTTGTCTAATTTCTTCAATAGAATCCCCATCTCCACCTCCATCTGCTGCGGTTAAATTTGTAACTTTTAAAGAATTAAAAATTGTTTGAGCAGTTACAGCATTTAAATTTGAATTTAAAAATTGAATATTACTTGTTAAATTTGTTAAAGAATTTGCAGGAACATTAGCTGCAACCCCCCCACCTGTTAGATATCTTACAGTTAAAGTTGTTTGTGAAGGAGCAATCCCATACGTTTTAGTAAAAATAAAATTGGAAGGAGCATATGCTGTTGTTAATTTAGATTTTTCAAATGGTAAACCTAAACCAACATTATTTGAGTTAGGAATGATAATTTCATCACTATCATTTGCTGTACCCGCCCCAAATTGAAGTTGTAAAGACCCAGAATTAATAAATCTTGAAATAAATCTTCTTTGTACTTTTTCTAATTGAAGCAAATAAGGTGTATCTCCTTTATATTGGGATAAATTTGGATCATTAGGATTTGTATTTTTTATTGAATTATATATACATTCTTGAGCTAAATAATCTACTTCATACCATTGATTATTATTTGTATCAAATATATCTAAAATACCTATAATTCTAGAAGTATTAATCTCTACTGTTGAAAATTGTTGAGGTATTGTAAAGGGAAATGTTGTTGTTTGAATAGTTGCAGATATAGCTTTTCTTTCTTTTTGTAATAAAAAATATAAAGGATTACCACTACCATCAATACTAAATACAGATATTTCTGTAGGATCTCCTGAAGATGAAACACTAAAATCAACGGGGTCTTCTACTAAAAATGTTATATTACCATTAGTAACAGAACCAATTTGTGAATTTTGATTAACAAATAAAGAATAATTAAAATCAGGAACATAAGTTGATGCTGATAATATGGAAGGGACTTGTTGGTAAAAATTAATATAGGTTGTTGCTACTTGTGTTACATTTGGTTTATAACCAAACATATAAGCTAATTCATATAGGTTATTAGTTTGACGAGCATATTGTAAATATGTTTCCTGAACCTGATTGTCTAAATAAAAAGATAAAACATCTCCCACATAAGCCGCCATTTCCATAAACATCATCCCTGGGGAAGATGGAGTAAAATCATTATATGTTGTAGGGAAATAAGTTTTAGCATAATCTACTAAACTTGCTCTAATTTCTGTAAAGTCCCTATTAATATATTGTATGTTTTTATTTTTAGTTGCCATTATGTAAATGCTATTTCTAATATATCTGTTAAACCTGTATCTGCTATATTATATTTTAATACTATATTAATTTGATTAATATCTGGGAGGGAATCTATATTTAATGAATCTACTATAACATTAGGGAAATTTATTCCTAATTGTTGTTGAATATCTTGTTTTAAATAATCTGTATTTCCTTCTGTGATTTGTTGGAAAATAAAAGCTCTTAAGTCTCCACCAAATGTTGGATTTAAATATATTTCATTTTTATTTGTTAAAAAAAAATTAATTAAATTTACTTTTATTGCTTCTTGAGTAGTATAAGTTGTTTTAAAGACACCTAAAGCATTAAAAGGAATAGATACACCAACTCCCGTTCCAGGTTTAGTATCTATAGGAAATATTTTCTTTGCTCCAAATGCCATTACTTATTCATTAATCCCATTATCATATCTAATCCTACTTCCCCTGTAGGTAGAGCACCATTAATAGTATCTACGGATTGGGGTTTAAATTCATTTGCATATTGAGAGGTTGCTGCCCCTCCATTTTGCATTTCACCTAAAATATTACCGAACATTGCTTGTCTTTCGACAGCATTTAATTTTTTAGGTTGTTCAATATGAGGTTGTGCGTAAGTATCTCTTACTGTTTCGTTTACAACCGTTCTAGGAGCACGTACTGCTTCCAAAAGAATATCTTTTAATTCTTCTTGAATTGCTTCTTTTACTGCCTCTTTAATAATTTTTTTAAAATCTGATGGTTTCATTGTTTATAAATATTAAATTAATAAGCTTTTAAATTATCTCTGTCAATTATAAATTTAAGTTCTGAGATTAATGTTTGATTGTTAGTTGTAAATGATAATTCTGTTTGAATTAAAACAATACCATATTGGTTTTTTCCTAGAGCACGTCTACGATTTACTGTGGGTGTATAAGGTACTACTTCAATTTCAATAATAAATCCATTATATGTAGTTTCATTTTGTGTTACATTTGATTTTAATTGGATTTCAGCTACTGCTAAAATTTCGGAAGATATAGGTATTACTGGTGGAGAAGAAGCTGAGGAGCATTTTTTTAAAAAAGCATCTATTGAATTTAATAATGTTACTACTATTAATATATAACCACCAATAATAGAGGCAACTAAAGCAGCCCCCCCAATAATTGAATTTAATTTAGTTAATTTAGAATTACCTTTATCATCAAAAGTAGTTTCACGTATAAAAGTTTGGGCATCATTTAATCCGGAAGCTATAATTCCCGGTAATCCTGGAGGTGATGGAACTAGTTTTGCTGTTGCTGATAATCCTAGGGCTATATTTTTAATAGTTTTAATATTATTTGTTACAAGATTTAAAAATGCAGAAACCCCAGTTAAGGATAATGTAATAATATTTAATGTTTTTCCTATTTTATTTAATTGAGATACTATTAAATTTCGTTGTTGTATTATTTTATCTATAGTAGCTTGATCAGCACATATTCCTGATGTTAAATATTTTTGTATATAAGTAGTTATTAGATTTTTTATTGCTGGTTCAATAATTTTTTTAACTTGATTACCAATTGTTAATAATATTAAAGGTAATTTAGCAATACCTATAGCTTTTAAATCATCAGGAGTAGCATTTTCTATTTGAGATACATCTATATTTCCTTCAGCTTGTTGGTCTAATATAAGTTGATTATCAGCAGCTTCTTGTAAACGTTTTTCCTCTACTTTTTGAGGGGTAGGAGTTGATTGTACTTGAGATAAAGGTGAAGGAATTGTAGGAAGGGGAGATAGTACTTCTTCAATAATAGTAGGTTTTGGGTCAGGAAATTCTAAAATTATAGTATTAGCTAATTGTTTTTCTGTTATTCCTATTAATTTATTTCCTTTTTTAATTAAAACTCCTTCTGAATTTGATAAGATTGCGGTTTTAAATGGGCCTAATCTCTCAAAGGTAATAATATCACCATTTGATAATCTAATATATGGAGGAGATATAGCCATTATATTGTATAGTTAGTTTTAGATTTTAATTTTTCAAGATTACCTTGAATTATTTTTAATTTATCTAAAAGTTCTGTAGAAGCTACATTTAAAGGAACTATAAGTGTTCCTGGAGGGGTTGAAACTAAAGTAGAACAAGTTTGTAAAAACGCACTTAAATTATTGATTAAATTATTTAAAGTAGAAATTGTACTATTACCTAATAATACAGGTTCAGTCGCATTTTTAGAACCTAAATATACTTTTTCTGATTGAATAATCACAGTAGGAGAATCAATATTTACGCTTTCAATACCATTTAAATTAATTGATTTTTTAGAACTTAATAATATATGATCTACTGATGAATTAAATACTAAACGTCCAGAATTTAAAATAATTTGTTTGTCTGAATATTCATTGGGTGATTGGGGAGAATTAGAAGGATAACTAAAATAATTAATACTTGAAGCATTTAAAGGAATTTTTTGGGTACTTGTAGCATAAATAGAAGAATCATCATTATTTATATCTTCTACTGTTGGAATCCAACCTTGTTTATCTTGAATACCTTGACCATTTCTTATAATTAAGATAGGATCACCATTTGTACCAACTGAGGACCAATTATTAATTGTATTTTGGACGGTTGAACCAATTCTTATACTATTACCCCATCTACCTTCTTCAATTATATCTCCTTCAAAAGGTAAAATTGGATGAATATTTGAACGTTCTTTAAATGTTTTACCTAAAAATATTCCAGTTGATTGATCTTTAGGATCTATTGCTCCTACTCTTCGAACATTACCTGTTTGAGTTTCAATATAATCTTTTTGTTGAGATGGAGGTAGAGAATTAGGTGTAGTAGGATAAGCATTATGATGAGGATGATTCCATAAAGAAATTATATTAATATAATATTGTTCTTGATTTGAAGAAATTATGTCAATATTAGTATTAGGAAAAGACATAATAAATACTATTTCATTAATAAGAGGAAAATTTTTTGAATTACCTGTTAAAGGTCTTGCAGTTGGTAATAAAGAAGATACAAGGGGATTTGTAACATCTTCATATTCAACTATTCCTAAAGCATTCCATTCTCCTAGTTCTTTAAATCTAGGATGAGATTCATCTAAAACAATACTTAAAACTCTTACTGCTTTAACTAACCCTGATTGGGCAAATGCTTGTTGGTAAGCATATCCATTATTGCTATTATTATTAAGATTTTTATTTGCTGATACAAATCCATATTTAGCCATTATTTATCTCCTTTTAATTCATTCATTGCAGATAAAAGTTGATCTTTTTCTTCATCAGAAATAGTTAAGGTACCATCTGCTGTTTGAGTTTGCATTGCTCGTTGAGCAAGTGCGGCCATTTTAATTAAGATATCATCATTTTTAACACTTATATCCATATATTCTTTAATTAATGGAACTACCAAAGTAGCATCTCCAATATCTGATATTAGAGGTTTTAATTCATTTATTAAAGATGTAACTTGTTTATCTTTTTTTTGTTGATTGTTGTAAATTTCTTCTAAAAGATCAGAAAATTTTTTTTTACCAAAGACTATGTTATCAAATTGTGACATAAAAATATATTGTTTAGTTTATTATAAATATTAAAACTAAAACTTTGTATATCCCTGTTCTAAATAAAATATATAATTTTGTTTAAAGATATCATATAGCTGATTAGCTATTTTTGTGATTTTAGGGGTTTTAGCATCTATTATTTCTCGAATATAGATGTAAAGTGCTTTTTTATTAAAAATATCTAAATTTTCTCTTTTTCTAAATAATTCTAAAATTGCGTCTGCTATTTGAGCATCATATTCTTTTGGAAATAATTCATATATATTTTGAGTACAATGTTCTATATAAAGATCAATAAAAAAAGATAAACGTTCATTATATGAAGACTCATCAATATTATAAGAGTGGCTTTCTGATTCTTCTAAAATTTCAATAGGAGCAGTATCAACACGTTTTTTATAATTTTTTTGGTTTGATAAAATTAAATAACGTTTTGCAATTGTTCCAAAGTATGAAAATGCTTTAGCTCCTTTTTCAGGTTTAAATAAATGGATTTTAGATAATAAAAAGGTTATTACTTCATGTTGTAAATCCTCAATATTATCTACTTCTGTATAATAAAATTTAAAAGTATGGATAATATTTTCAGTAAGTTTAAAAAAAGCATAATGGATTTTATTATTATAAAGTCTACTTCTTATTTCAGAGTCTGTAGTTTGGTTATATAAAATAATAGCATCTTCAGTTTCTTGGGTAAAATATTGTATCCCTCTTTTTTTCTTTTTTACTGGAGTTTCCATTATTTTTCAACATTTTTAATAATAAAAGAATTCAATATAGTTTGAATACTTTGGATTTGTTGAAAGAAAAATCCTATTTCATCATCTGATTTAAAACTTCCTTTAATGTCAACTTCTTTTAGTTTTTTATCTGACATTTCAATTGTTTCTGAAATTTTATTTAAATAAGACATATATCCTGTTAGTATGTCTTCCTGTTTTTCGTTTTTACGTAAAAGATTAAAGGTCGTGTATCCTAAAATCACGACCGCTAAACCTAAAATTATTATTAATGTTATCATAAATTGTCTAATAAATTTTTAAGTTTCTCATTTTTTAATGAACCTAGTGCTTTTGTTTGAGCTGAGGGATTTGAGAATGTTTTTTTATTTGAATCTAATGTAAATTTTTTCTTTAACCCATCCACGCTATTATTCAATTTAGGCAACCATTCTCGTTCAAATTCAATGCGTGCTGCCATTAAATCGGCCTGATGTAGGATAAAAGGTAAAGATGTTCTAGGTTTTTGTTCTGGCATAAATGATAGAAGATATTTTTTATTTGCTTCATCATATAAACCATCATGAGTTTGGATAGCAATCATTTCATTAAATGTGTATGGGATACCGTGTGATTGAAGTAAAAATAAACCTCTATCGGGAACTGAGGCAAATGGAACTTTAGTATTGAACATATACTCCTCTCCTAATTTTTCACGTCTCCAATTATCTGTTTGAGGTATATAAGACTCTTCATTTTCACTCCCCATTTTACCTAAATCATGATTTAAGGCTGAGAATACTAATTCCTCCATTGTGAAAGTAGACATATCACAACCTTCTTCTTCCCACAATGTAGCTTGTTTAATAGCACATCGGATAACGCGTAGAACATGTTCTACATATCCTCCTGGGAATGAATTATGATATTCTTTTTTATGAGCCGCAGGCATTAAAATAATCCTATCTTCATAAGTTTTATAAAATTGGACAAGGTTTTCTTTTCGGGGTTCAGAAATATATTTTTCAATATAATCTATCAATTCATTCCAATTTCCTTGGATTTGCTCAGCAGTAAAATTCATAACTATTTATTTAAATTAAAACTTATTAATCTCCCCAGGACTTAAGGGTTCTTGTTGAATAAATGCTTTAGCATCATCTATAGATTCACGAAGAGTAATTAATACTTCTTCTACTTGTTCTCTTGATCCACCACGATTCACCATCATGTGTAATTTTCCAATCTCCCCCTCAGCTTTTTCTAACCTTCTCATTATAATCTCTCTATTTTTCATATCTATTTTATTATTTATTTTTTCTTTTTCTCCGTATTTTAAATATACTAATATAGAATTAGGGCTCCAAGTTTAGTTTAAAAACTCCTCCACAATGTTTTGAATGTTTTTTAGATGAGCACATTTTTCATACTCTTCAAATTTTTCAAAATATAAAATTGAAATTTTTAAATATGATAAAAAAGCATCATCCGAAAATTTTAAAATAGAATCCTGATGGAGTTTATTATTAACATCTATTTTTTCAATCCAGGAAAAAGCTTTAGTATAAACTACAAATTCTCCGGCTTGATCAACATCATAAATGTCTAACTCTTGATCTAAAATAGAAAAAAATCTTATTATTTCTTTATTAAATATTTTATGATTTTGAATAAGTTTTTTAAACATACCTACCCAAAATAAAGGATGTTCCTTAAAATCTAATACATCATCTATTAATTGGGATTTCCCCTTTAAAGATTCAGGTTCTTGATCATTAAATAATCCAAATATTTTATTTAAATCCATGGATATAAATATGTTTATAACTCATTTACATTGTATATAACCGCATATTCCTTAAAATTCATAGGAGTATATGATATATATACATACATAACTATATAAAAAAAGCTGCAAAAAGCAGCTCTTATTATTAATTTTAATTTTTTGAATTATTTAATATCTGTTGATTCAATTAAAGTATATGTAAATGAATTACCATGGATATCTCTTGCTTTCCTACAAATTGTCATAAACTCTTCAAAATCTTTAGATCGTTTAAATACCTGGCATCCCTCAGACCAATTTTCTACGTAAGTAGAATCAGCTCCTGCTTTGTGAATATTGATTCCAAATACACCTTCATCAATTTTTGTTTCATCAAACTTTAAATCTTTATTAGCATCACGATATACTTTAACGTTTTTTGC